CAGGTGATGCCGAACTCAACCAAGATGATTACTACGTTCGCTTTGAGACTACAGGTGGAGAAGCTATCGGAAGTGGCACTTGGGTGGAGTGTGTAGCTCCAGAACTTTCTTTAGGTTATGATTCAACCACGCTTCCTATGGAACTTGTAAGTGGATTGAATGGTTTCACGCTTAGAACTATGAAGTTTGCTGACAGAGTAGCAGGAGATGATAACTCAAATCCTCTTGCATCTTTTAAAGGACAAAGAATATCTAACCTATTCTTCTTTAAAAACCGATTAGGATTTTTAAGCGGTGAAAATATTATTATGTCTGAAAGTGGGTTAGGTTTAGAAGATTCATCTGGACAACTTAACTTTAACTTTGGACGCACTACAGTAACAACTTTATTAGATTCCGACCCTATAGATGTGGCAGTGTCTAGCAGTCGTGTTACTAACCTAAAGAGTGCAAAAGGTTTCCAAGAGAACTTGATTGTCTTCTCTGAGAATGGACAGTTTGTTCTCAAAGGTGGAGACATTCTTACACCAAGGACTGTATCTATTACACCTGTAACTAACTTTGATGCTGACTCAGCAGTAGACCCTATAACCCTTGGGGCATACGTTTACTTTCCTTTTGCTCGTTCAGGATTTACTGGTGTGCGTGAATACACAGTCAACGCATCTACTGATGTATATGACTCTACAGAAATCACTGAGCATATACCTCGTTATATTCCTAGCGATATTTTTGCATTTACCGGCACGTCAAGCGATGATGCACTAGCTATTGTAAGTAGCAATGATAAAAGCTCCGCTTACATATACAGGTTCTTTTTCAACGGACAAAAGAAACTTCTTAGCTCATGGTTTAAGTTTACCTTCGATGGTGAGATACGAGGACTCTCTTTTATAAAGTCTGACCTTTTTATTATCTTAGCAAAGAATAATGAGACACACATAACAAGTATGTCCTTTGACGCAGGACTTGTAGACACAGGCGTAAACCATAACACTTACCTAGATATGCGTAGGCAAGTAACTGTTGCTGCCGGTGCAAGTACGATTGACTTATCTAGTTTCTATACACCTGCTGACAACACAGTAAATGTATATACTACTGATGGTGCGTTGATAGCATCCACAAACAGTGGAGCTACAGTTACACTTACAAAGGGAGCTTTGAGTTCTTCAGATGCTACAAGTGTCTTTGTAGGAATACCTTACACAATGACCTATACGTTCTCAAAGCAGATGTTCAAGCAAGCCTCTGGGCAATCTAAGAGTCCATCAGCAGGTGGTACAATGAAGCTCAAGAGTTGTTCTATCTTCTATAATAATACTGCACACTTCCAAGTTAAGGTTACTCCAATATCAAGGGATACATACCTTAATAACTTTAGCACTGATGTCATAGACGTTACAAACATTGGGCTAAACCTTGATGATGGCTTCTTTAGAGTACCAGTGTTCTCTAATGCAGAAGATACAACAATCACGATTGAGAATAGTTCTGCCTTGCCAAGTAACTTCCAGAGTGCAGAATTTGAAGTAAATGCCCACCAACGCTCAAGAAGATTCTAACTTTGTTTTCCAACAAGGAAAGCATAAGCTAATAAAAGCCAAGAGAAGTCACATTGGTGACATAGTTCCCTTTATACGCAAAGAGGATAGACTAGAGGTTGCTTGTATGGGTAAGACCCCAGAGCAATCCTTGAAGCAAGCCTTCCAGACAGACGATGTAACGCTTACTATTATTGACCAGGGTGATGTACCCATCGCTATGCTTGGTGTTGGTAAGGTCATGAATATGGCTTATATATGGATGCTTGGTACTGATGCAGTCAGGGATGCCTCCTATGACTTCTTAAAAGCCTCTAGGTTGATAACTCAATCACTTACAAAGCCTTATGGTGCAACCTTTAACTTTGTTCACAAGGACAATACCACAGCCATCAAATGGCTAAAATTCTGTGGAGCTACATTTACACGCAAGCTCTTCTTTAGCAACGAACCCTTTTACGAATTTATAATAACTTACAGAGAAAAATAATATGTGTCCTCCCCTTCTAGCAGCCTTAGGTAGTGCCGTAACTGGCGGTTCTGTAGCAGCAACTACAGCAGCCGGTGCAGTCAATGGTGCAGCCGTAGCCATTGGTGCATCAACATCACTTGGAATAGCGTCTACTGGTCTTCAAATAAGAGGTCAGCAGATACAAGCAAAGACCCAACGTAGAGTCCAAGAAAACGCCTCTAAGGTTGAGAGGCAGCGTTACCTCAATGAAGTGTCTTCTCTGCGTACACAGCAATCTCAGGAGCAAGTAGCACTAGCTCAGAAGCTACAAGCTAACAAGCGTAAAGCTATGGAAGCACAGGCAACCGCAACAGTTTCCGCAGGTGAAGCAGGAGTTGCAGGTCTTAGTGTGGACGCTCTAAAGAACGACCTAGCAGCACGAGAAGCTCGCTATAATAACTCTTTAAATACACAAGCTCAGATGCTTGATGTAAGACGTAACCTTGCACTAAGAGATGCAGGACTAGGATTTACTAATAATATGCTTCGCATCAATCGTCCTATCCAAGAGGTAGACTACGCAGGTGCATTAATGAGTGGGGCACAAACAGGACTATCAACGTATCAAACACTTAAATAATGGCTACTAAACAAACACTTGCATCTTTACTAGGTAACTCAGATAAACGAGTACAAGTCAATTACGACCCCTCAGAGATTACCTTATCTCCGACTGTGCAACAAGCCAGAGGTAGTGGTACAGTTGTTCAAGGGATGCCCCAAACAAACCAAGCATTGAACTTTGCAAGGGCTTTCAATCAAGTACCTCAAGTGCTTGGTCAGGTGAAGAATATAGCACAAGCACAAGCCATAGAAGACTTCTCACAGATTACCGATGAGGATGAAAAAGACAGGTTGATGGCGGATGACAAGAAGATTTCAAAGTTTCTTGGATATGACAAAGCGTTTCAAGAAGCCCTAGTTAAAGACTACTTTGTTAGGAACTCTAAAACTATTACTGAAAGATTTACAAAGCTAGCCAATAATCCGGCTCAGTATGGAGGTGATGGTGAGTTTGATGCTGCCATTACAAACGAGAAGAATACTCTTATACAAGAGCTTCAAGAAGAGTTTGGTAACAACCCTAATCGTGTACTGGCTATCAATGCCTTTGGTGACAATGTTCTTACAGAAGTAGTAGGCAAAACAACCGCAATGTATGAGACTAATAAGATTAATTATACGTTGGACATGGAGGGTGCTTTTCTACAAACACAGATTGTTCAAGATAATGTAGACCCAAGCACTGCTATATCTAACAGAATTGCTAAAATTAAAACTCTTGAAGATGTTGATAATCAAAAGGTAAAGCAATTTTTGTTTACTCATATTCACGCTATTGGAAAAGAATTAGAGAATAATGAGCAGTTTGAAAAAGCAGCAGAAGTTGTGCAGGCAGGTCTTAATTATGAATTTTTCAAAGGTGCAACCATATCCGGCACAGAAAGAGAAAAGCTATCTAATTTATTAAATAGTATTGAAGATAAGCAAGACGCAGACGTAGAAGAAAGACAGACCGAAGGATATGATAACAGTGTTAATTATGCCGCTAATCAACTTACAAAGGCTTATGGATATGCACAGCATAGAACTTACGAGAGCCTTTCAAAAGTAGAAAAGCAGGTAATGTTATCTGGTCTTCAGGCGATAGACCCTAATTTTACTTTAGAAGAATTAGAAACTACTCTCGATGAAACTGGAAGTATTTATGACGCTTTACAGATTTTAGAAAATAAATTTTCAATCTCTCCCTCCGACATGGTTAGACAGAAAGCAACAGATGTTGCTCCATTATTAAGAACAGGAAGGCAAGTTCAATCTACATTTGTTAGACCACATATTGTGGCTGATATAGATAAAGAAGAACACATAAATGCCTTACGAATTTTACAGCTTCAAGATGAAGAATATAACGATGAGAAGTATGCCGAAGATAATGGTATTGTAAATTTTCCTGAATTAAGAAATGCAAGCACGAATATAAATGAATTATCTTGGTTTTACAAAGACGCACGATATACAGAAGCAGAGTCTAGGTTTAGAACTTCTATTATATCAAGAGACGAAGAAATGGCAGGTGAAGGGTCGAAAAGTAGCAAAGCGACAATAGATACCTACATGAACGCAAACTATCAGCTTTTCATTAATGATATTATACAACGTGTTGCAAATGGGGAGCTTACAGAAAAAACAGCTTGGGACGAAATGCAAAGACTTCAAGAAGAAGCAGCAAATCGTTTCGTTAGTGCTATTCATTATGAAGAGTCAGATGACCTTGTGTTAAGTCAACAAGAAAGAAATATATATGATTTATCTGGGTTTGCTCCTTCACAAGATACCCTTATAGAAAGAAGTAAAAAAGATGTAGATAAGGCATGGTATAAGTCATTTTTCTTTGAGTATGATGCCGCTAAGTTATTGGGAGTTGATGAATACCCCTCCATAGAAACTTTGTTTGGAGGTAAAAATATAAACACTTCAAATCAAATCGGTGGGCAAACAGCCCAAGAAGTTATTGATAACGACAGAGCAACAATGCTTAAAAACTTAGAAAGCAAAAAGTCTAAAATAAGTAACCAAGCTAAAAACGCTCTGCAATTCTCATTGGGACAATATGGGGTAGATATAATGGAAGACCCAGATAAGTTTGAAGAGATAGTAGATATGTTAGATAAAGCTGAGTATGATGCCTATGACGTTCGTCTATTCTCTTCTAATGCCGACTTCACTTCCTTTATTGAAGATACTGTTGTTTTGTTTAATAAAAGAAGCCAACAAATAACTTCAGAATTAACAGACATCGAAAAAGAGGGTTTAGAAAGCCTTAAAAGATTAGGAATAAAAAATAAGGCTGACCTTAATTCCTTAATAGAAGCACAAAGAGCTTTTAATATTGGGATAAATAATCAAATACAAATGTAAATGAATTATTTCAAAGAAAACCTACAAAACAAAAGAGTACAATCAGAGTTTACTCCTGCAACGCCTATTGAAAATAACGAAGACACTAATAATACACTTATATTAGAAAATCGTTTTGCGTTAGAAAGAGAGTTAGCTGAAGATGGAGCTAATAATGATGCAATATCAGGTCTAGCAGTATCTTTAGGAGTAGAACTTGGTGGTGGTTTGTACCTGTCGCACAAGCTACATAAAGCTAAAAATATTAGTAGAACTTTAAAAGCACTCCAAGTGGCTCGTGCAGTAAAAACCGGTTCTGCTGCTGCTGTTGTTGCACCAGAAGTGGGTTCTACTATTGCCGGTATTGTAGGTTTTGTAGGGGCTGAAGCAGCAATATGGGGAATATCAAATCTTGCAGGACAGAAGATTAGGCAATCATTTGGCATACAAGATAATATGTCAGCAGGAGAAGCAATGGCTGCCTCTTTATTTGGTGTAGGAATTTTAACTTCAAAAGCTACTACCATAGGTCAAAAAGTATTTAATTTAACAGATGGTGCAGGTAAGCTAGGAGCATTTAGAAAAATGCGTACTGTTGGTGCTAACTTTGTTAGTGGAGCATCCATTGGTATAGCAGAGTCTACAATGCGTCAGTCTGTGCAAATAATGCTTAATGAAAGAGAATCTTACGATAAGTATGATTACGTTTTGAGTGGACTAATTGGAGGAGGTTTAAATACCTTGATTGGTGCTTTGACAGCATCAGGTGCAAAGGGAGATGAGTTTATAGCCGAGGCACAAAATCGTTCTTTAGAAAGCCTTAAAAAACAAAAAGAGCAGTTACTATCCCAAGGTAAAAATAAACAAGCTAGGCGTATTCAGGAAGCAATAGAAGTCGTGGAGGATTTTAAAGCTAAACTAGATGCAAAAAATGTTAATGATGAGAACCTTAAAAACAAATCAACTTTTGAACAAGAAGACCCTAGAGGTTCACCTGTACCAGTAGATGACCCACCAAAACCAACAATTAAAAAACCCATTGTTGAAGAAAAATTTGAAAGTAAATCAAAGAAGGATATTGAAGAAGAACCTGATATTCCTACAGAAGATGCTGCTCCTGAACCAGATATAGTATCAGACAGGAGAAAAGTTATAGAAGATTTAAGAAATAGGTTTTCTGATTTAACTAACTCAGGATATTCAAGTAAAGAAATTGTTACAGAAATAATACCTAATTTTTCAAGAGAGGTTGCTCCTCTACGAGAAGAATTGCTTTCAGAGTTTAATCGTCAATATAAAAAGATTACAAGAACACTAGGAAAGAAAAATGCTACGATTGAAGACGTTGAATTAGACGAATTACTTCAAACAATGGATGACTTCATTGCTTTTAATGACGTAAGATTAAGTGTCGAAACAGGAGCAGGAAGAGCATTACTTGGCTTCCAAGGTGGTGCAGAAACGTACGCTTTCACTGGACTTTCAGAAAGAGCAATTAGAGAGCAAGAATTGTTGATGCGTATTCAAGATAATATGCAAGCTCTTAAAAAGAATAGCGTTCTTGACCCTGACTTAGAAAAAATTAAAAAAGATTTTGATAATGTTAAGCCTGACACAAAGAATAAATTTAAACAAAGACAAGAGCCTCGACTATCAGAAGAAGAATTTTCAAACAAATCATACAAGGAACTACAGACACTTGCTAAAGAAAGAGGAATAAAGGCTAATCAAAAGAAAGACATATTAGTTAAAGAGTTAGCTAAGAAGAATAAACAAGTATCTGAAGAAGTAAAAATATCGAGAAGCGTTACAACTAAGATTAAAAAGTTGGAGAAAGCTCTTAATAGCGAAAGAAACAGAGTAGTAGCTTTATTTGATACTCCACTTAATAAGAAACAAAAGACAGCTTTTGAAAAACAAAAGGAGAAAGCTCTTAATAGTAACCCTGTAATTCAAGACCTTCAAAGCCGTTTAAGCTACTATCAAAGTCTTCAGAAGCAGCTATTGGTTGAAGAAAAACTTAAAAAGGAATTAGCACAACGCTCAAAATTAGAGGGCGAAGGAACTATTTCTGATTTAAAAGATGACATCAAAAATCAAAAAATAAAGTCTGAATTAAATGAAACGCCATCTTCAATTAAAGAACTTAGAAAGAAAATAGCTGATTCTAAGAAACGTGTCAGAGACAGGATAAGAGAAATTGAAAATGCTGAAGGTGACATGAGGTATGCAGAACTTATGCGTGACCTTGAGAATTGGCACTACCGAGCATTAGATACTGAGCATGGAATAAGTTGGACTAAGTTTGGAAGAAGCGTAAGAGAAGCTAGACGAATGGCATTGATAGACCAACTTCCTTCAGTACTAGCAGGTGTTCCTGCCGGCTTGGGAAGATTAGTAGTAAAAGATGTCATACGCCCTTTGGCTGAGTATGCCCCAGATGTTAAACAATTTGGTTTATCAAAGGCAAACCAGATGTTCCTAGGTAACTATGAGGGTACATTTCAGTCGTTATTAAATTGGACTGGGACAGGATTAGCCTTTGCGAGAAGTTTTAAAGAAGGAGAGCTTGTAACAACACACGCTAGAAATAAATTTGATGAAAGACCTGATGTTCAAACTTCCATAAGGACAATGAAGAACATCAATGCTAAAAAAGCTAGGCAGTATGCAGAGAATAGAAGAAGGGCATCTATTCGCTTTGCACAAAAAGCATTTAGCTTTGAAAACTGGGGAGATGGCTTTTGGGCTGTCATGAGCCTTGGAGTTAGAGGCATTGGAGCAGTTGACGAAATTTTTAGAAGACAAGTTGTAAGAGGAAGAATACACGCCAACGCAAGAAAAAGAGCAATAATAGCTCACCCAGATGATGTTGCTGCTCAAAAAGAACATTTCAAAGAAGAAATGAAAAGGACTTGGGTTCGTGATGATGGTCTTGAGGTTTTAGATGATTATAGAAATCATCAGAATCAAGTTAATTCTATGAACAGAGACTTGTTCTTTGCCGCCCAAGGGGAAAACTTAGATAATGATACTTTCTATAGAGACGCAGGTGAACAACTCATAACAGCAATCAAAAAAGTTCACAATATGGACAATCTTGCAGGCTTTGGTGTTGATATGTTCCTCCCTTATGTGGCTGTTCCTGTTAGGACTGCGTATCTTGGAGGCAAACTTGCTTTCTCCCCTCTTCTATTAGCAAGAGGAACTGTAGCTAACCCATATAATGCTAAATTACAAAAGCTACAAAAGAGATTAAGTAACAATCAACATAATCTGCGTGAAGCTGAGTTAGATTTAAAAGAGTCTATAAATAAATATGGAAAAGATAATAGAGAAGCTAAACGAATCCAAAAAGATGTTGATAGATACAGAGATGAAATAAGACAGGGCAAACAACAGCTTGAGTTAGTAGAAGATAGAAAGACTCATTACACTTACGAAAGTTATGTGGATTTTGCTACCGGTGCTGCTCTATTTGGAATGGGAGCTACTATGGCTGCAAATGGAATGGCAACAGGTTCACTAAACTTCTTGGACAAATCCCAGCAGGAAAAGAATGGTCTTAGACCTTTTCATGGATTAGGTATGGATTATATTGCTGCTGCACCTTGGGCTTTGCCCTTTGCGTTAGGTGCTGATATGGGAATGTACCAAAGCATTGTTAATACAGAAGAGCGTTATGGGGTGTCCATAATGAAAGATAATAAATCAAGAATAGATGCTGTGTTTTCAATGCTTGAAGAAATCGCCAAACAAGTTCCTCTTTTAGAGGGTGTTGAGACTGCTATGACACTTTTAAAGTCTGGAGACGAAGCACGAGCTAAACAACTTACAAAACTTGCACAAAGCTATATTCCTATACCTGCCTTTGTACGAAAAGCAGTAAAAGCTCTTAATGATGATAATACAATTGCTGATTTAAAGGGTGGTACTTTTATGCAAAAGCAAGCCTACTATTTCTTAGGAATGAAGCCTGTAAATGTACAAATGGACTACTTTGGGTTTCCTAAAGAAAGACCAACTGAACGCTTAAATTATTTGGTTATGCGTCAAATTCCGAAGACAGATATTAAGTTTGAAACAGAGTTTGATAAAATATTAGCAGGAGATTTGTATAATGATATCAAAGCAAAACCTTCAGTTTTCTATGGTGTTGGCTTACAAGAATTTATAACTGATGAAGGAGTTACTTTAAATACAGAATTTAATCGTAAACTTAGAGACTTTAAGCTAGTATTAGGTGGCAAGAAAATTACATTAAAAACAGCTATCGAAAGAAAGATAAATTCACGAAAGTGGAAAACACTCTACAAGGGTAGCAAAGTAATTAAATATGATGAAATAACAGGTGCATATTCTAACCTTGCCCTAAAAGAACTTAATAAAATTATCAGAACTTACCATAGAGAACTAGCAAAAGAATTGTTTAGTGACTCTAAATTTACATCACAATTTGTTAATAAAAAAGAACAAAAACTAAATGTGTTACTAGAACAAAGGCAAAACCAACTACAAAGCCAAGGAGGTAACATAAGAACTCTAAGAGAATTACTTAAATTTTAACCCCCACAACAAAAGAAAAGTACAATGCCACAATCATATATAGAATACAGCAGTGGACTCACTGCGACCACGTTTAGTGTGCCATTCAAATACCTGAACATAGAAGATGTTAATGTTGTAGGTTACAATGGCGTATCTTGGACACCCCTTACAATAGCTTCAAGAAGTGAAGCAGCAAACACAGTAACACTTTCGGCTGCCCCTAGTGCATATAGTAAGATACGCGTGTATCGACAAAGCACTTCTAATCAACTTGTAGACTTCCAAGCAGGTGCAAGACTTACTGAAAGTGAACTAGATACAGCATACAATCAGAGCTTGTTTGTGGCACAAGAAGTATCTGAGGATGCAAATACAAATCAGTTTAAACAAATAAGAGATGCTTCTTCTGCGGTAGGAAATTCTCTATCTAACTTTGCTAGTCAAGCATTTACTGCTAACTCTGGGGGAACTCAAACAGAGTTTTCACTTACTGCATTTACCCCAGAAACAACAGTAGCAGAAGCCTTCCTAGTAAGCATTGATGGTGTAATACAGTCACCTACAGATGCTTATACAATATCTCGCTCACCTGCTAAAGTTACCCTAACTTCTGCTGCTCCGGCAAACGCAAAGGTTGTTATTGTTACAACTGCTAGTGCGGCAGGTGCTTCTTCAAACTTATTTTTAACTGCTGATGGTAGTGTGGGTATTGGAACTACAAGTCCTAATGAAAAATTAGAAGTAGTAGGTAGAGTACAGATTAAAAACGACGGAACTGTATTTCCAAATAACCACGACGCAGGGTTACTTCAATTAACCACTGCCGATGGGGTACAGCAATTATCGTTAGATTCAAATGAATTACTATGTAAAGAGGACTTTGCAATTCGTGTAGGCAATGCAAAAAATATTACATTTAATCGTGTAAATTCTTCCGAAAATGGAGCAGATACAAGTGTAAAAATTGATGGTAATGGCAACGTAGGTATTGGAACTAATACCCCCACTGTCCCCTTACAAATTAACAAGGATGGTGCACCTGTCGACCTATTGGTTCTTGGAGGAAATGTAGGCTCAGCAGGAACTAGGGCAATGAAGATTATCTCTCCTGCATCTGACAGTGCTTCTGCTCCTTTTAAATTTCAAACTGGCAATAGTTTTGCGTTTCAAATCGATTCTGAGGATGCATTGACTATAGCGGATACTGGCAAAGTAGGTATTGGGACTACTAACCCTTCTGCACCTTTAGAAGTAGCAGGAAACATTCACTGCAAACACATTGTGGGTAGAGAAGAAGAGTCAGGTCTTTTAGTGCAGTCAGACCCCAATGGGACAAATCCAACTAATGGAGGTTCTCAGATTGAATTATATTCTAGAAAATTTACTGGGTTTAGTTCACTTCCTGCTCAAGTATTTTATAAAGGCGAGTTTCATACATTTCAGAATTTAGACACTTCTATGGGTAATAGTGGTATGTCTGTAGATGGAAATATTACTTGTAATAACCTTACACAAAGTTCTGATAATCGTTTAAAGGAAAACATACAACCACTTACAGGAAGTCTTGAGAAAATAAGCCAACTAAACGCTGTAAGTTACACTGATATTGGCGATGAAGAAAAGGTGGAAGAGTTCGGCTTTATAGCTCAAGATGTTCAACAGGTTCTCCCTAACATCGTAAAAGAGCTTCAACCTAACAATCCTGAAGTTGATTATATTGGTATTAATTACACTCAACTCATAGCTCCTATGGTAGAGGCTATCAAAGAACTTAAATCTGAAAATGAATCCCTAAAAGCACGAGTGGAGGCACTCGAAAATGCTTAACCCCTATATATCATGGCAATTACAAAGAACAACACTCGTATGCTCGATGGGAGCATTGACATAACTTCACAAGTTACTGGGTATGAACAAGGTACGTTTACGCCTGTAGCAAATGACTTTAGCGGAACAGTTACTTTTAGTAATGTAATGTACACTCGTATAGGAAACATAGTACACTATAGTTTTAAGATGTCAGGTAAAAGTAATACTGCGGATACCTCACAAATAGCTATAAGTGGTTTCCCTTTTCAAGTGGTAGGAGAACACCCTGCTTCTGTTGGTATAAACTCAAGTTCATTTGGACACGCTATGTTAAACACAGCAGAGATTTTATACTTCTATATTACTTCAGGGGGTGCGTTCACTTATGATGATTTTCCCCACACCTCAGGTTACGCAAGAGTACAAGGGAGTTACTTTATATCATAAAATGGACTCACAACACTTCCCCTCGCTTGTCGGATTTGCCGGTATCCTCGGTACTCTGACGTTGGCTGACATCAATGTAATTGTAGCTATCTTCGTTGGTCTAGCTTCATTCGCCTACCTAGTAATCAAAATCATAAAGGAACTAAAAGATGGCAAAGATTAATGACAACACAACCATTACGATACCTCTAAGGAATCTATTGGCTCTTGTTGCCGGTACTGCCATTGCTGTGACTGGTTACTTCTCTGTAGTGGAGCGTATAACAATGTTAGAGCAAAACTATATAATGGTTCAAAAGGACGTTGATGGAAACAGCAAGTGGATTGTGGATTGGGAGAAAGAAGGCTTACTGCCGGCTGACATTATACAAAACAACAAACTTGAGTTCCTTGAGAGCCGAGTTTTAAAAATGGAGAATGTATTAGAAAAATGACCGATAAAGCAACAAGACTACATGAACTGCAAGATATTCTTATTGATGAGTTTACACAACGCATTAAAAGCGGAAGTGCCACTCCGAGTGACCTTAACGCTGCTCGTCAACTTCTTAAAGACAATAACATCTCAGCTACCTTAACAAACGACAACCCTATGAATGACCTAGTAAAAGTCTTGCCATTCAACGATGAGGGTGTAGACAGGGTGTTAAAAGCTCACAATGAATAATGGATGTTCCTGACCAGTTAAAGGATTTTCGCAACTTCCTTTACATAGTTTGGAAAGAACTTAACCTTCCAGACCCAACCCCTATACAATATGAGATTGCTTCCTTTATGCAATCCGGAGACAAGCGAGCTATTATCCAAGGTTTCCGAGGAGTTGGAAAATCATGGATATGCTCTGCTTTCGTCGTACATCAACTCCTCCTCGACCCTAGAAAAAATATCCTTGTTGTCTCAGCTTCAAAGACACGAGCAGACGATTTCTCTACATTTACGCTTAGGATTATCCATGAACTTGATATTCTCGAACACCTACGACCTAAACCTAATCAGAGGTTTTCTAAAATCTCCTTCGATGTTGGACTCGCCCCTGCCTCTCACGCACCCTCAGTCAAGTCGTTGGGAGTTACCTCTCAACTAACAGGTAGTCGTGCTGACATCATTGTAGCAGATGACGTAGAAGTACCCAACAACAGTGCTACCCAAACCATGAGGGACAAGCTACAAGAACAAGTAAAAGAGTTCGACGCTATCCTCAAACCAGACGATGACTCCAGGGTACTCGTCCTAGGTACACCTCAGTGTGAAGACACAATCTATTATAAGCTATCTGAGAG